CACTTTTAACATCTGTAAGGACAAACATATAATTTTTATATGTACTATCTATATTTGAAGTTATATCTACTTGTGCAACTGCTGAAGTAACATTTGTTGTTGATAAAAGAGTAAATGCACCACCACCAGCATCGGCAAAACTTAAATTACCAGAGCCATCAGTTTTAAGAAATTTGTCTGCACTTGGGTCAGTACCTGGAAAAGTGAGTGTATAGCTTGACGAAGTGCTATGTGCTGGAGATTTTAATTTTATTCCATGTGAATTTTGAGAACAATTTAATTGTAAAGTACCATCAGTAGTACCATCGCCTTTTATTTGTAATCCAGCAGAACTTGAAGTTGATACAAAATTTGTTTTAGCTTGTGTGACAGTAGCATCAGATGGTGTTCCTATGTCTAAAGTATTTCCTAAAACCATTACAAAGTCTATAACATCGCCTGTTGCTAAGTTTGATGCAAATGTAAGTGTGCTTCCTGATACTGTAAATGAAGTTGTTGGTGCTTGAAGAATACCATTAAGTGAAACTAAAAACTGATTTACATTTTCGTAATCTGTAAAAGCAGAGCCACCATTATTCATAGTATAACCAGCTTGACCATTGACAACACTAATTGCATCTAGTTTTACAAAGTTTCCTGTGATTGGTGTTTTTCCTATATAAGACATGGTTTAAAAATTTTTTACTCCTTTGGGTATTTATCTTTTGTTATTTTAATTGTGCTTTTCCAACCATCTATTCCATTGTGATAGATGTCGTCTAATTGGTCTGCTATTGATGGATATTCTTTTGCTCTATCAAATTTATATTGGTCAGGGTCTGTCCAAGAATTAACTTGTGTCCAATCAATAGTAATTTCATTTCCCATATTATCTGTTGCAACAATAGTTTCTTGTGTATCTCCATTTATAGAAACTACATCAGTATGTATTGTTCTTATTGCTTTATGTAAATCTGCCATTATGCTAATATCTCCATTAAAGTAATTGATGATGCTGGTCTTCCACCATATGAGGCATCTGCATCATTTGATGACCTATTTACTAAAAAACTTGGAGAACTATCTGTTTGTACCATACCTTGCATTTTATAAGTAGTTGCTGAAGTTGTTGATGGACTATCTAAAAAACAAAGACTTTTATGTTCAATATCATTTAATTCTCCACTTCCTGTAATAAGTGCCATAAAAAATGAGCCTCTTGTTCTACTACCTGAGGCATCTCCAAGAGAAATTGCTGTGCTTCCTCTTAATAATTGAAAATTTGCCCATCTGTTTGCCATACTTACACTTACATTCATATTTACCATAACTAAAACTTTTGAATCAGAAGCAGTTGGAGTTATTACGGCACTCATTCCTGTAATATCAGTCAATGTTCCTGAAGCTGATGAAAAAGTATCTGTTTTAACAGTTTGAATTACTTGATTTACTTTACCACCACCAACAACTAAACTTGCATCTATTCTTTTTAAAGTTCCAGCATCACTAATTAAAAATTCATCTGTATCTGCTGGTGCAGTTGAAAGTGCAGTTTGTCCTGTGATTACTGTTGAACTAATATCGCTTCCCTCAACAGGCTTGTTTGCTGGTTTCTGTCCAATATAAGCCACTAATTACTCCTATGTTATTTCTAGGATTGATAATGTTGCGTCTATTTTAGCTGATACTGAACAATCTATTTTAATAATATCAGTTTGTTGAACAACAACTTTACCACCTGTTAAAAGTTCTAATGATGCCCCTGCCGGTATGGTAACATCTTTAATTAATAAAACTGTTTCATTTGTTTCTGTATCTGATGTATCTGATACTAATTGTACATCAGCAGTTACAGTTGTTGTGTGAATATTACAAAGTGTTAATCCTATAACTACTGTTGTTGTTGAATTTGGAACTGTGTAAAGTGTAAGTGGAGTTCCAGCACTTGATGGCATTGCACCATTCGTTTTAACCTTAAAAGTATTTGCCATCTGTTTCTCCTTATCCTAAAGCTATTGCAAGTGGTAAAGCATTTGGGTCGGCTTCTGTAATTGTACCTGTGACCGATGCTGTACTTGTTATTGCGTTTGATGTTATATTAATACTAAATAATTCTATATTGTCTGAGCCATCATTTATTTTAATTTTTAAAAATCCTGATGTTCCTGAATCTACCCAAATCGTACCTTGTGCAACTGAACTTGGTGCTGAAGTGCCTAAATGACTTGTATTTACTGCTCCTAAAATATTGTTTAATTCTGTTCTAAAAGAAGCAAATCCTTGATTGGCTAAAACTACATCTGATACTTGACTCATATAATCCTTTTATTTTATTTTTATGTTGATTTCAAGCCATGTCCTACAACTTGATAATCAAATGTTCTGCTTATTCCTGTATTACTACTATTATAAAACCTTATTGTAAAGGCAGTTTTTGATTTACTTGTGATTTGATAATAGTCTCCTGTTTGTAATCCTTGTGCTGAAATACCAATACTTGGAGTTGCGAAAAAAGAATTTACAAAATTTATTGTTGTTCCTGAAGCATCTGAAACTACATCTTGTCCAGCTTCAGTTCTTTTTTCCATATTTACTTTAGCTTGTAATGTATGCACTTTTGCTCTAACCTTGTTATCATCGCTTGTAATCTTACATCTAAATTTAAAAAATCTTCCTTTTATTGTACTTTGCTGTGCAATCTTTTGAAAACTTGTAATATTATCAAGACTTGTATTATCTGCTCCAACCTGTACTTCTGCTCCACATTGAATTTCAGGAGACCCATCAAAAGGTGCTTTAGCATCTTCAAATAATGTTGCACCTCTACCTGAATCAAATAAATCATATTCATCTTCTGAACTCATGCCAATAACAGCACCTAAATTAGTGTCGTATATTGCATCAAGACTAAGAGTATTATCAAATGTATAAAAACCTGATGATTTTATATTGCCACCAAAATTTGTTGGATTAGAAGTAGAGTCTGTGCCACCTAAATCAAATACTCCCTCTGCTGATTCCATATTACCAACTAAACTATCTACCTGAGTAATAGTATCTAAAATTAATACTTTTCTACCAGCATTATCTTCTGATACTGCTACACTACTATCTCTTGTTCCATTAAAATCTGCCATTATTCACTCAAAGTTAAAACATTTGTAAAATTTTGTAATCCTGAAATATTAGTTGATATTATAGAAGCTTCTGCACTAGAGTTTCCTAATTTATCAACTGCTTTTATACAATAACTACCAACCTGTGCATTAACTACTAAACTGTTTGATTTTCTTCTTACTACTTTTGCAATAGGTGTACTTTCATTCCAAGTTGCACCACTAGTCACATCTTGAAATCTTATTTCATACCAAGATATATCTAAGTCACTAACAGGTGTCCAAGATAACTCCATTTGATTTGAGCCAACCATTGATACTGATAAATCATCTACATCACTTGGTATATCTGTTGCACCAATAATTTTTCTTGAAGCTGATGTATAACTAGAAGAAACTCCAAAACTATTGATAGCTTTTACTCTAACATCGTAAGTAATATCATCAACCACATTTATAAATTCATGGTTTAGCTGAGTACCACTAGATATTATTTTAAAATCTGACTCAGTAGATTTTTTAGCTTCTACTTGATAATACTGAACAAATTGGTCTGTACTTGCACCAACAAGTATATTTAATCTAGTTAAAACAATTCCATCAGCATATTCTATTAGTTCATCTGTCAGAGTCACAGAAGATGGTGCTTGTATAGAAAATGGATTTGGTAAAGTAGTTGATGGAGTGCTTGATACCTGTCCTTTTGTTGCAAATGTATAATGTGATGCTTGGTATTCTACTAAGTTCAAATTAATTGTATAATCCTCATTAAATGTCATAGATAAAACTCTAAATGCTTTACTTGAAAAACCTAAACTACTTAAAGTAATATTTACAATATCTCCTATGTGTAATTCATAAGCTTTGAATCCACAGTTAATACTTAGACCCAAAGATTCTCTGCTTCTTCTTAAAATAATTTCAGCCATTTCTTCAGCTTGATATGGAGAAGTAATAGTTCTAAAATCAAATCTACCCTCTAATAAAAATCCACCATCTGCTGTTTTCATAGTTGCGTGTTTATCTGCTGTTGCATATCCACTATCATCTATGGCTGGGTACTGAATTTCATTTACTTGATAGTTTCTAGCTGGGTCAATAAATGAAACAATAACTCTGTTATATTTAGAATTTTTTGTAGGAGAAGCTAAAGCATAACCACCAATAATATCATCTTCTGTTAAAGATACTGAAGCTGTGCCTGTGGTTTCAATAACTAATTTATATTTACCCTGAACATAAGGAAGATAACCTCTCATGCCTTTTACAATATCTCTTACATTGTCTAATACTTTTTTTGATGTATCTACAACAGCATTACAATCAAATAAATTTATATCACTACCACCTGAAAATGGTGTGACCTGAGTGACGCAAACTTGTGAAGCATCATAAAAACTTTGTAAATCTAAACTTGATGTAGCAATACCTTTTCCATATCTTTCATTTCTTAAATAATCTAATAAACAAAAAGCTGGATTTGTAGAAAAAGATGCTGTTTGCTCTGATAAGTTAGATGCTAATGTGACAATCTTTTTACCTTTTACTTTAGCTTGGACAACAGGTATTCCACCAAATACATCTTGATTCCATTTAAACCTTAAAGCTAAATAACAAATACCTTTTAATCTATGATTACTTCCCCATGATGATAAAGGTGTTAAAACACTTGATGCTACTTGGTCGTCTGTTCCCATAAAGGCTTGTATTTGAATATGACTTGTAGAATCTTTATAAAAATTACTATCGCTACTTGCTACTTCTCTTACTGTGCCATGAGTTAATGCACCATCAAATGTGACTACTTTGTCATCTACTCTTATTTCTTCTATTGAATTTACCTCTCCCTCTGAAAGAACTAAAGCAACATATAAATAAGTATTATCTGTTCCTGAAGTTTCTATAAATACTCTTGTTCCACCAACTAATCTTTCTCCATATACAACAGGAATACAAGCATTGTTTGATTGCTTGTTAAGTAAAATACCTCGTTCAGTTTCTTCAAAATCATTTGTACCAAAGTCAGGCACATCAGGTTTTAATGACCTTGAAAATAACCAACCAATAGCAAATACACCTAAAGCAACATAAGGATTGAAATTACCACTAAAAATACTAAAAACAGTTCCTACTGCTTTTGAGCCTTTATCAATTACTGTATCTACTACACTTCCCATTAGTTATGAAACTCCCTTTTATATTTTTTTGCAACTCTATATACTTTTTCGTTTTTATCTAAACGCAACCAAGATATAGATTCGTTTGTTTTTAATAATTTTTTAAAATAGTTATAAACCCATGACATGACCTCTTTACTCTTTCTAATTATAACAATATCATATAACCATAAATAATCTCCACTTTTCCATTCACTTTTATAAATTTTAGATGTTCTTATATAATCTTTTTCTATTTGTTCACTTAGATATGCCCAATTTACAAAACCAAAAATACCTTGTTCATCCTTAAATACTTTGTACTGATTAAGATTTATTGATGGTAAAATATGATAGTATAACTCAGGATATGTATTTTTTTTATATTTATCAAACTTATAATACAGGTTAATAATCTCATCAAAAGTTGTCATTCTCTACCCCACTTAATATCTAAAACTGTTTCACTTGAAAAATCCATACCAACATCTGTACTAAAAAATCTTTGCTGAGAAGCATTGTTTGTTTTTCTACCTGACTTCTTATCAAAGTCAGCCCAATGAGATACAATAACTAATTTAACATTCGATTGAGTTGCTGTTTCAGATATTTCAAATGTATCTATGTTTCCTGAGTATAATAATATTGGGTCAGCTATAATTGAATTGTTTGAATTTAATAATCCTCTGTATATTTCAACAGTATCATTAACAACATTTTCATTTAAAACTGTTGATATAAATGTTGTATCTGCACCTGATAAAGATAAGCTTAACGTTGTTTTTGTAATATCTACTTGTTCTTCAAATGATGAGCCACCTACTAAAAATGGAGAAGATGTGTATGTTCTGCTTGTACCTGATATTGAAGAAGTTAAATCAAAGCCATTATCAGTTAGATATACAGGTGTTGAAAATCCTATCTCAATAAGATGTATGGGTCTAATCTGACCTGTTAATAACTCGTTTTTTACTGTTGTCGTTAGTGTTCGTGCCATGTTCCTCGTAATATGTTCTAGTTATAGCTTCTGTACCTTTTAACATGGTAAAATTAAATTTGCTATCAGGTTTTTTGTAAGCTTTTAAATCGTTTGTTTTCTCATCAATCTCATCTTCATTAACAATAGCAGTAGCTTCAAAGTCAGCACTAATTAAGTGTGTAATCTTGTATTTTTTCATTAAAGAGTTTCTTCAACATCCAACTCAAATTGATATAAAACATTACCATCTTTATCAGCACCTACTGTACCAAATTCTTGAATATCATTTATTAAATGCACAGTAAAAGGTACATTGTCATAAGTGACAGCAGAGTCATTTGTTAATGCTGTTATAAGAGGTGGCTCTATTGTAATTGTAGCTTCGTTTGACCCATCGGCTGTTGCATCAGCAACTACCATATAAACTTTGTTATGTGATGCAAATTTTACAAAGTCTCCAGCTTTCAAAGTTCCTGTCATGCCATCAATATCTATTGTTGTATCTCCAACTGCGTGAACACCATTAACAAGAACAGTACCACTTACATTACCTCTAGCATCTTCTAGTTCAGGTGGGATTATTGTAAAATTTTCTTTTCCTGACCTTTGTTTAATTATAAAAGCCATTAGTTCTCCATAAACATCTGACCTTTTTGCTGTTATTATCCTAGCTGTAAAACCAAATCTTTGATTATCTACTTGTCTTGCAAGTTTTTTACCTGATATAGATTTTGAAATAAGTGTGTTTTGAATTGACTTGATACCAAGTGTTTTAAATTTAGATGTTGATATTGGAAATGCACCACTCATTATACTAACTCACTTCTTCCTTTTTCTGCTAAAGCATTATTTATTATTCCTGTTATCGTACCTCTGTTCTCTTGTAAAGCATCACTAAAACCTCTTGAATCTATTGTGTTGATTGTAAAGTTCACATTAACTGCTCCACTACCTGTTCCTCTAGCTGATTGTGTTATTTGACCTGTTTGATTTGGTATAAACATTTCAGCACCTTGTTCTCCAACAACAACAGGCTGACCTTTTGATACTGCTCCACCATTTGCCATAAATGGTATTCCACCACCACCACTTCCACCACCAATTGCATTTAACAACATTTGTAAAGCTATTTGTTTTTTTAAATTACTATTTTGATTTCTAATTAAATCTACCTTTTCTGTTTCCTTTTTATTTGACAACTCATCTAAAAATTTTTCAATTTGTTTTAATGCGATTCTTTCAATAGTTTTTGCTAAAATTTCAACTAATATAGTTTGTGCTAATTCTTTCATTGACATATTTAAAGATTTACCGAGAACTACTGCTTCAGCTAAAGATTTTGAAAATTTGCTTGTTAAACCTGTTATAGAAGTAAATACTTCTTTTGATAAAGAAAATTCTTTATTTTGTTCTTTAAGTTTTTCTACTACTTCTTCAAGAGTTGTCTTTTGTTTTTCTGTATCATTGTTAATTATTCTAAGACCATCGTGTAATATTCTTTGATGTTCAGGTCTTTGTTTTTCTATTTTTCTTAAATCTTTTAAAATTTTAATTTGGTCTTGTACTGCTTCATTAAATAAAATTTGTTCTTGTGTTAAATTTTCAAAAACCTCTAACCCATCTTCTCCAATAAAAGAAGATGGCACTATCATTTTTTTTTGTAATCTTTCAATGGCTCTATCAAAATCTTTAATAGTTTTTAGATTCATTTCATCAATAGGAATAATTGATGGAAGTTCAGACAATTCTTTTATTCTACCAATAATTACAGATATTCCAGCTAAAGCTAATGCACCTTTTTTTCCAAATAACAATGCACCTACTAATCCAACTTCTTTAACAAAAGTAGGAAGTTCCATAAAACCTTTAATCATGGTAGTCATGATTCCACCAATGTCTTTAATAACAGGTATTAATTCTTTACCTACTTTTACTGCACCTGTTAAAGCTTTTGCTAAATTTTCTCCAACAGCTATTGCAATATCATCAAGTCTTTCTGCATTATCTTCTAAGAATTTATCTAAATCTCCAAATTGCCTTTTAAGTTCTTCAAACAAACCAGCTTCTAATAAAACTTTTTTAAAATTAAAAATTTTATCTCCAAGCATTGACAGAGTACCTGTAAATGTTTTTGCTAAATCATCCGTTGCTTTTCCAAATCTTCCACCTGACCCAAATACTTTTTCAAATGCTTGTACTGTTTCTTCTATTGATACTGTTGCTCCAGCTTTGAAGCCAAGCATATTTCTTACACCTTTTTCTCTGAATAAATCTGCTGACCCTATACCAGCACTAAATGACCTTTGTATTTGTTCTGCTGTTGTTCTAAAATCTAATCCTGTGACCGATGCTACATTACCTGTTATCTCTAACATTTTTTGTAGTTCTTCTGCATTGTCTGTGACAGTTGCTAATATTCCTGACCCTGATTGTATTTCTTCAAGTGAGAAAGGAACTTTAGATGCAAACTTGACCATATTGTCAAAAGCTTTTGCACCCTCATTTGTATCTTTTAATAAGAATTTTAATCTGACTCTAAGATTTTCTAATTGTTTACCTGTGTTAACTAAATTTCTAACTACTAATCCAGCACCTATTCCTAGAAAAGCTGTACGCAAATTAAATACAGCACCTTTAAGTCTTGATAAACCTTTTTGTAATCCACCAAAAGCTTGTTTAGTTTTATCTCGTGCTACTATATCTATGTTAAGTCTTTGATTAGCCATTATTTATATTTTCTTGCTTGTTGTATGTTTCTTTGGTTTTTATACTCATCTTGCTCTTTTTTCAAGTAAGCTATCCAAAGATTAAAATGGCTCATTGGCATATCCAAGACTTTTTGGATAGGAATTTTAAGTCTGTCAGCAACCACTAACATTTGTAATGTGTCAGGGTCGCTTCTTACTTTTTTTCTGCTTCCTCTATTGTAGAATCTGCTAATATTTTATTTGATAATGTAGCAATAACATTTGAATCAGCATTTCTTCTTAATTCAAATTTATCTTCTAATTTAAAAGCTTTTTTAAGATTGCCTTTTTCATCTTTAATTTGAAGTTTCATAATTATTAAATCAACAAGAACATTTAAGTCTCCAAAATTATTTGATTTTTTAAATATTATGTTTTTTTCTTCAAGTGTTAAAGGCTCAGAATAAAATACTGATGGATTACCAGCTTCATCTTTCCATTCAGGAACTTCAATAATTGTAGTTTGTAAAGTCTCAAAATGAGATTTTACTCTATCTATAACTGACATAAATTATTATTCAGTTCCTATTGTCAAAGCATCAGTTCCTTGAAAAGTCACACTTCTTGAAACAATCCCATCTAAAGGCTGTGATACAGACATACCTGTAATTATACCAGCACCCTCGAATTTTCTGTCTCCTGTTGAACTTCCCTCAGGTAATAATTTAAAAGTCACACTTGCACCAGCTGTTAATTGTGTTTGGACACTATCAGCTTCGTCAAAGTGCATTTCTAAAGTTCCTGAAAAAGATGTTCTACCAGCTATGAAACTTTTAGCACCATCTGACATTTGTGTAGATTCAACAACATCTCCTGTTGTTTCAAGAGTGAAAGATGTAAGTTCGCCAACTGCTGACCCACCTACTACTACTTCGCCCTCTTTTCCATGATGTACTGCCATTTTATTCTCCTATAATTAATTTGTTTATATTAGTTTTCTTCTTCATCGTCAATATCTTCGTCATCATTATCTTCATCAAAATCTTCCTCTGAATCATCTTCCCATTTTTCATCTTCTTCTTGGTCTCTCAAATCAACAAGTAAGTCTTTGACTTCTTCGCACATCATTGATTCTTTGTCATGTAATTTTTCAATGCTGTCTATTTTCTTTTCTATCTTATCAATAATTTTATCTCTATTTGCCATCTATTCTCCTTGTTTATGGTGTTCCAGCTTGGAACTCATAAGTACATCTAACAACCATTCTTATACCACCAATAGGAAACAATGTACCCTCGTCTGTTTCTACACTTGTCACTTCTGTATCAAGTGCGTTGCCACTTCTTGTAATATCAGATTCTAACTCTGTTTCAATAGCTGTAATTAATTGATTTCTTTTAGTATCAATATTAACTTCAGCACCTTTTACAAAACCTAATATTACAAAATCAATAGTTCCTATTCTAGTTTTTGCACCACTTCCCATCTCAGCATCTTCTCTAGTTTCTTCAGATGTTTGAACAATTACTGCTGGATATTGTTTATCTGATAATTCGTCTAATTCAAAAGGTTGTCTAGTAGCTTTTTTTATTGTTATTGGGCTACTAATACCTGAGATAGTTGATAGTAAGTTAGATGCAATATTTTCTCGTACACTCATAATTTAAACTTCTGTAATTCTTTTTTTATAAATCTGTTGAATTGCTTACTTATAATCTTTTCTGTTCTATCATTAAAGCCAAAAAATTCTCTTTTTGGTGTATTTAATACTTGATTAAATAATGCTCTTTGTCTCATTTGTGAATTACTAAATCCAACAGAAATTTTACCCTTACCTGTTTTTTTAATAGTTCTATTTGATGGAGTTAAAGCACCTAACATTCTACCTGAATAAAACAAATCAACTTTAAGTGGCTTACCCTCTCTCTGTAATTGTTTTCTATAAGACTCAGAATATTGTGCAAATGGTACATTTCTAAAATCAATACCTTTTGCTGTTTTAGTTCTTATAATGTCAAGCAAGTGAAAACCAGCTTGTAATAATGCTTTATCAATTATTCTTGGAAATTTACTTTGTAATCTGCTGTATCTTTTAGATATTTGTTGTGCATTAGTTTTAATCTTTAAATCTAAAGCCATTATCTAGTCAATCTTCTAAATCCATGTAAAGGCTCTCTTTCAGAAACTTGTATAGTGCCATCTCCTGTCTCATCATACTCAACACCATCTTCTAAGATTGTTCTCCATTCCTTATTGTACTCTGACATATAGAACTCGCCCATTCTTTCAAATCTGTCTTTTTCTGTTTCAGGTCTAAACTTAGTAAGTGCTGGACAAAGAAATCTACCTAAAAATAAATATACACCAGCCCTTTCAAATTGGTCTAAATTTACTTTTGTATCTACCATCTCAGCAGTATTTAATACTGTAATATCTGTAAATACATTTGTTTTATAAGTTTGCCACCACTCTACTCTTAGCTGTCTTAAAATATCATTTGTTGTTTGTGCAAAAAAATTAGTGGCTTCTGTATCTGTTGAAGCAATACCAAAACCAAAAGCATCAGGTTGATACTTAGTGACATCACTTGCAGTAATTACATTTGCACCTGTATAGTTAGCCATAAACTACTTCCAAACTAAATAAGCTATAATTAATACTAAAGGTATTGAGTACATTGGATTGTTCTTTGCTTTAACCCATACCCATTTAGACCATTTTCTAGCTTTCATTATTATAATTTTGTTCATTTCTTTTTCCTTGTTTTTCTTTTC